TGGCCCCCGTGAAGAAGAAGCGGAAGCACAAGTCGGGTGCCCAGAAGCGGAAGCTGAAGAAGATGCCGGAGGGGTTGGTGGATCGGCAGGAGACGGACCTGGAGGCGATGCGATGGGTGTCCACGCACAAGACGGACGAGACGGTGAACCAGTGGCTGATGCGGCAGTCGTTGTTGCGGGACCCGGACAAGTTCCTGGACCGGAAGATGGCGTTGGAGAAGGCCGCGACCCCCTCGCCGGCACCAAGTGGGGCCAGTTCCGAGTCCTCAGCTTCGACAACTGGTATGCCAGCGGCACCGCAAGCGCTGGACTTGGGGACGGAGCGGTGCCTGGAGTTGGCGCGGGGGCTGCTGGAGAAGTACGGGGTGAAGCCATGACGCCGAAAGAGCGAGCCGACAAGGTAATGGAGGATTTCGGGCTTCGTGACAGCGAGGTCGGATCGGTCGCTTGGGGGAACAAGGTGGAAGAGGGCGTTGCCGCGGCCATTCGCGAGGCCGTGGCCGCCGAGCGGGAGGCGTGTGCGAGTCTCGTTGATTCGTGTCCGGTCGAGACAGCCCCGCCAAGCTGGGAGCGAGACGCCGCGGCAGGGATGTCGGAGTTGGCTGCTGATCTCGCCACCTGCATCCGCGCCCGCGGGGACGACATGCGGCCGGACACGGGGCCGCAGCATCCTCTGGGGTTCACGCCAATTGGGCCGCCGAATGTGATGCCGCGACTGGCGACGGAAGAAGTCGCCGAACTGGAAGGCCAGCCCATGAAGCCGGACGACGTAGACTACCCGGCCGATCACTTCGGGAACGGGGGTCGCTGATGTCTGTTTCAGACCGTCTCGACCGCCTGGAAGCCGCTGGATACCGCGTCGTCGCTCGGCTGGCGCACCATTCGGCCGGAGTTCTGCCGGAGGCCATACACCAATTGTCTGACCCGGATGGCCAGTTTGTGTGCAACATTGACCTGGGGATTCAGGACAACACCTTACACCGGCTGCTGAATATGCACGGGTGTCCTTTTGGGGACGGGGGCCGATCATGAGCCTCGAACTGATCGCGATTGAACAGGCTTCGCTCGCGATGCTCGGCGTGCCGGCTCAGGTTCGCAAGAGGCGGCTGAAGTGGGCCGTTGATCGGGAAATCAGAAGGATAGAGGAGAGCCGGAAAAAGCTGGAATTGCTACGAAAGAAGGGCGTTCGCATCGTCTTCGACGCAAAGATCGAGGGCCGATCATGAGTCGGAAAACAGAAGAAGCGTACCGCGACCTGCTTCGCCGGTGGCTGGCGTACTTTGAATGGGCGCAGTCGCCAGAGGCCGACCTGAAGGATCGGAACCGGAAAGACGTGACCCTTCAGCTTTGCATAGAAACGGAAGCTGCGATTCGCCCTGCTGGGGACTAGATCAATGAAGTGCGATCACTGCCAGCGAGAAACCGAGCCACTGAAGTCGTACATCACCACGACTCAGGTTCAGCGGATCGACTCGCTCTGCCAGGACTGCATCTCCGAGTTCGAGGCCGACCGAATGGGTTTCGTGTTAGGCCGGCCCAAGGTGAACCATGCTCTCCCCCGGCCAGTGGCATAAGCACGTCCCGAAAGACCTGATCGCCAATCTCCAGTTCCGCGTCCACATTCTCGAAGACTCGGCCACCGACCGCGCCCTCCAACATGGCCTCCGGGAAATGTGTCGGCAGGACATCCTCTTCTTCATCAACTGCTTCGTCTGGCAAATCAACCCCGACCATGTGGGCGACGAAGTGGGGCCGTTCATCTCCTGGGACTTTCAGGACCGGGCCATCCTCGACACCATGAACCAGCTTCTCTCCGGCGGGGGCCGACGTGACGCGCTCTGGGAGAAGAGCCGGGAGATGGGGGCGACCTGGATGGCCCTCATCATCGTAACGTGGCTGACGCTGTTCCATCCGCACAAGCGGGTTCTCCTCATCAGCCACTCGGAAGAGGCCGTGACGAAGGCCGGGGACGACGGCACCCTGTTCGCCAAGATCGACTTCATCTTGCACCGGCTGCCGGACTGGCTGATTGGCGGGAAAGTGCAGCGCCGCAAGAAAGGCTTTCGGATGCCCTCGGGGTCGAACATCTCGGCGGCTGCTTCCACGGAACGATCGGGCGTGGGGGACCGCTGCTCGCTGGTCGTGCTGGACGAGTTCTCCAAGCAACGAGACGCCTACCTGATCCTGGGGCAGACGGCGGACACGGGGCCGCGGCTGTTCATCGGCACCCACTACGAAGCCTCGGGGACCTACTTCGACCTGACCCAGCGGGCCGATCTGTGGAAGATCGTTATTCACTGGTCCCAGCACCCAGAGCGCAAGCCCGGCCTCTACCAGTGGAACCCCACCACGCAGCGGGTGGACGTTCTCGACAAGCAGTTCCGGTACTCGCCGAGCTTCGAGTTCGTGGTGGATGGGAAGCCGACCGGGGGGGCGTTCCCCGGCCTCCGCTCTCCGTGGTACGATGCGGAGTGTGTGCGGCGCAAGGACTCGCGGCTGGTGGCGATGAACCTGGACATTGACCCCGCCGGCAGTCAGTCGCAGGTGTTCGATCCGTTGACCATCAACATCCTCAAACAAACGTACTGCCGTAGACCAGACTGGTACGGGGAGGTCGAGTATGATGCCGAACTTGGGGTGCCCAGGGATCGACCCTTGGTGGCAGTTGATGCGGGCCGTTTACATTGCTGGTTCGTACCGAATATGCACGGGTCGCCCCCTCTCGGCCGCTACGTCATCGGAGTTGATCCCTCTACGGGTTCCGGCGCCACGCCCTCTTGCGTCGAGGTCGTCAACGTCGAGACCGGAGAGCAAGCGGCCGAGTACGCCAACCCCTTCCTAGACGAGAAGTCGCTGGCCCCGTTGGTCGTCGCCTTGTGCCGAGTGTTTGCGGAGCCCAACGGCACGCCGGCACAATTGATCTGGGAGACGCCGGGGCCGGGGCTGGTCTTCGGACGCAAGGTGGTGGACCTCGGCTTCTACCACATCTACTACCGCTCCGAAGAACACAAAGCGTTCGTCACCAGCAAGAAGGAAATCCCCGGCTGGCAGCAGTCTCCGAGCGGCAAGCGGCTGGTGCTGAAGGAACTCGGGGAGGCGATGCGGACCAAGGAGCTTCTGATCTACTCGGAGGCCGTGTTGGCGGAATGCCTGAAGTTCAAGTATGATCCAGCCGGCAACCCGGTTCACGGCGGCGAGTTCTCGGGGAACGATCCTTCGGGCGCTCGGGTGAACCACGGGGACCGAGTGATGGCGATGGCCTTGGCGCGGTGGCTGGCGAAGGGGCACGGCCGCAAGATCGAGGTCATCACGCCGCCCAAGCCCGGGATCGGTTCCCTTGCCGGCAGACGGGTGTTCGATGAAATGAGGGCCAGAGAGGTGGAGGCTTGGGCGTAGAGGGGATGCTATGACACCGGAAGAACGAGCCGATAAAGCGTGCAAGGCAATCGACGCCGCATACTCGCCACACGAACGAAGGACGGCCGTGGAAGAGGAAGCGATCATTGCAGCGGCTATTCGGGATGCTGTGTCGGAGGAACGCGAAGCCTGCGCGAAAGTGGCCGAGAGCTACGCGCCAGGGCCACTGCGTGAGACCGTAGGCGGAATCGCGGGCCGGGCCATTGCTGTCGGTATCCGCCTCAGAACTTAGGATGCTGTAAGTAGGGGGCCTTGAAGTACGACGTCGATTACGACCGCCTCTGCGATGCCATTGGCCGCAGCCGCTTCGTCCTCAAGAAGTTCCGCACGGAACGCTTCGACGCGGTGAAGCAGTATCTGGGGAAGCACTGGTCCGACGAGGCCGCGACCCAGAACATTGTGCCGGTCAACCTCATCTCCATGTACTGCCAAATCGTCGGCCGCTCCCTCATCGCCAAAGAACCGCGGGTCATGCTCTCGACCTTCGAGGCCCCGCACAAGCCCGTGGTCGCCGTCATGGAGAAGTGGATCAACCAGCAAGTCGAGAAGATCAACCTCGCCAACACCCTCCAGCGCGTCGTCTTGGACGCCCTCTTCTCGGTCGGCATCTGCAAAGTTGCACTGGCGACTCAGGCCGATGCCGCTCACTTCGGGTTCGAGATTACCGGCGGCCAGCCTTACGCCGAGGCCGTGGACCTGGACGACTTCGTGTTCGACACCCACGCCCGCGACTTCCGGCACGTCAGCTTCATCGGCCACCGCTACCGCTGCCCGCTGAAGGCGGCTCGGGCGATGGGCTACAAGGGCGGCAAGAAGCTGGAAGCCTCGCAGGACCAGCCGTTCAACGCCGAGGGCGACGAGAAGATTTCCGCCTTGCAGCGGATGCCCTACGCGGCCAACGCGGACGAGTTCGAGGAGATGGTGGACCTGTGGGAAATCTACCTGCCGCGGCACAAGCTCGTCGTCACCCTGGCCGATGACTACATGACCGGGCCTGGTTCGACCGACACCGACCGGAAGCCGCTTCGGGAGCAGCAGTGGGTCGGGCCTGCAACCGGCCCCTATCACATTCTCGGCTTTGGAGTGGTGCCGGGGAACGCGATGCCCAAGGCCCCGATCATGGACCTTATCGACCTGCACTGCTCCGTCAACAATATCTTCCGCAAGCTGCTCAAGCAATCGGAGCGGGTGAAGGTGGTTGATCTGGTGGCGATGGGAAACACGGACGACGGGGAGCGGCTGAAGAACGCCAACGACGGCGACATTGTGCCAGTCGGCGACCCCAAGAACATCGTCCGCCTCATGACCGGCGGCCCCGCGGGCGAACTCCAAGCCTTCGGGATCGCCATGCGGGATTTGTTCTCTTGGCTGTCCGGTAACCTCGACATGATGGGCGGCCTCTCGCCGCAGTCCAAGACGCTCGGGCAAGACAAACTCCTCGCCGAGAACGCCAGCGCCGGCGTCTCGGACAAACAGGACCAGACGGTGCGGTTCGTGTCTTCGGTGGTCAAAAGCCTGTGCTGGTTTTACCACCACCACCCGCGTCAGACGATGAAGGTCCAGCACGAAGTCCAGGGGCTGCCGGAATACAACTTCACCCGCAAGGTGGGGCCGCAGCAGCGGCAACAGGTTCCGTGGGACGATCTGGGCGTGAAGGTCGATCCGTACAGCCTGCGGCATCAGACGCCAGAAGCCCGAGCGCAGGCGCTGGTGCAAATGACCACGCAGGTTGTGATGCCGATGATGCAGATTGCCCAACAGCAAGGGATCGCTCTTGATCTGCACGCCCTCTTGGGTAAGCTGGGGCGATACATGGACATGCCGGACCTGGCCGAGATTCTGACGATCCAGGAGCCGCCGGCGCAAGACCCCGGATCGGCCCCCAGCACGGACGGGCCGGGGATGCCGAGCCAGACCAAGCGGACCTACGAGCGGGTGAACCGCAGTCAGCAGACGGGGCCGAGTCAGTCCACCAGCCTCCAGCAAGCGTTGCTGGGCCGAAATCCCGGCGGCCAGAACGGGAAGCCCGCCATGAATGGTGCCGCATGAGCAAGAAAGGCCGAATCGAGTTCGTCCGTGGGAAGCCGGCGAAATACTTCGTGGACGGCCGCGAGGTAACGGAGGCCCAATACGATGCCGCGTTCCCCTCAAAGCTGGAGGAGTTGCTGGAGGCCGGCGACTTGCTGCCCAGCGACACGCGGACGGGTTGGCCGCTCGCGAGCGATGCGCTGGCCGTTCATCCCGACCAAGTTCAAGAGGCAAACGAGCGGAACAGGAAGGCCGGCGTGAACGTCACCTACTCCGATGGCAAGGACGGCCACAAGAAGGGACAGGCCCTCCTCCCTAGCCGACACGAGCGGCGAAAGCTATTACGGTTGGAGAAGGCGCACGACCGCGACGGCGGGTACGGAGACTAACGTGGCCGCGACACTGACCATCATCAACCAGTTCTTGCTCAACAACCAAGGGCTGAACCAGTTCGCCAAGCAGGGGCCGGCCACCGGCCTCATCACCGACGCCTTCACGATCCCCGGCATCAACGGCACCATCCACAGCCGCATCAACACGCTCGCCACCGCCACAGCCGCCACCGTGTACGACTCGGCCAACGATTTGCCGGCCACCTTCCAGTACCTGTTCTTCTGGTCCGACGTGGCGATGGACCTACAACTGATCGGCTCGGCCACCAACTTCATTGTCCCGATCACGGCACTGGTGCCGTTCGCGTGTGCCGGGGGAACGCTGCTGGCGGCGGCCAACACGACGCCGATCACGGGCGGATCGGCTCCGGCGCTGACGGCCATCGCGAAGGCCGTGATCGGCAACTACAGCGGCGGGAATGGGAATTACGTGTTCGGGGTGATTAACTAAACAACGCGACCCAGGCTTTGGGGGCCTGGGTCGGTTGCCGTAACGTGAGGACTCGCCTTCTCCAGGCACCCTCATCTTAAACGGCAACTCGCGGCCGACAAGGCCACTCCCCCAAGATTTCACATAGCCCCAGGTTGGGCGACCGTGTTTCTCCCGAACGGAGCTTGCGGGCATCGGGGGATGGTGAGGCCGACCGCAGGAGAGGCCACGACTTCCCCGCAGCACGCGAGGCTCAAGACGGCGGCGTGTCATTGAACGGATTAAACGTGTTCAATGGCTAGGGGCGCGGCAAAGGGTGCAACCCGGATGGACCGCGTAAACAACAATGCTTCCGGGCCGGCGCGGCTCCGTTCAGGGTGTACGCTGGCAGCACTGACCGCGGGGTCAGTGCGCCCTCCGGTTTGGGTGACGCTGGCAGCCGATCAGAAAGGAGACGGAAATGAGTGATCCCTATGTGGACGCCAAGTTCGTGCAAATCCCGCTTCGGTGGGTCGATCCTGGCGATGCGGAAGTTCCCTCTTTCGACCAGCAGCGGAAGTGGGTGGAAGAAGGAGAAGACCCGGCTGTTCTGTCAATCGAGGATAACGGTTCGTGCGGCAATGGTCTCTGGATGCAGGTCGATTTGTGTCCGACATCGAAGAAATCAACAGTGATCCGGTTCGAGGTTGAGGACTCTCAGGTGGAGATGTTGGCCGAGGTTTTCAAGGCTATCGTCGCGTTTCGGCGTGTGACTCGCGAGGCGGCTGAACGGGCCACTCGATAATTCCCCTTGCCGACGTTTCTGAACTACCGTAGCATCGGAGACAGCAACTGTGGCGGTTGTGAACTGCGGATAGGACACTCCACGTGCCCGATCCGCTGACGAATAGCGCGGCTCCGGCTCAACCCGTACAGGGGCCGGCGCCGGCACCCGCAGTCCTGCCGCCACAGGGTTCACCGCCTGCGCCGGTCTCTCCTCCTTCCGGTCTGGCCGATTACGACCTCGGCAACACCGACATCACCTTTGAAGAACCACCCGTGGCCGCCATGCAGGCGTCGGCCCCGCCGCCCTTGCCGCCGCGCGATCCCCAGACGGGCCAGTTCACCAAGCCCGCGGCCCCGGAGATTCCCGCGGCCTCTGCGCAGCACAGCCAGTACCTCATCAACCTCGCAAAGGACATGGGCTTCACGGACTACGAAATCGCTCAGTCGCCACGCGAGACGTTGGAGCGGGACATCTACGTCATCAACCGCCGCCTCCGAGCGGAGGCGCGGCAGGAAGCACGGGCCGATGCCGTGCAATCGGGCGGGCAGTCAGCGGACGGCGGAGCCATGCCGCCGTCCGCGCCCGTCCCCGAACCGGAGTGGGACGACGAAGAACTGGACGACGGGGCCGGCAATAAGGTCAAGGTGAAAGACGCCTTACACCCGTCGCTCACGAAGATCATCGGCAAGCTGGTCAAGCAGAACAAGGAACTGGCCGAAGCGATCAAGCATCTCAGCGCGGCCGAGAACAATCGGCAGGCCGAGACCTTCTATACGGCCATCGACCGGCTGTTCATCTCGCGGCCGGAACTCTTCGGCGACAAGACCGCCACGCAACTCAAGCCCGACGACCCGCACATGCGGAAGCGCGCGGCCATCGTGCGGCTCATGAAGACCTTCGACAAGGGCACCATGCAGGAGCGGTGGCAAGCGGCCGTGCGGGACCTATACGGCGACTCGACACCGCCGGCTTCCCCCGCCGCGCGGCCACCCGCCCCTGCTCCAAGCCCGGCTCCAGCCCCACAGAACGGGCACTCCCGGATCACCCCGGAGCAATGGGACGCCGGCTCGCTGGCGGCCCCGACCCACCGCAACGGCGCGGCCGATCCGCCGGGAACAGAGAAGGCGACGAAGGCGCTGGCGGCCAAGCTGCGTGAACTCGACGCGACCGACGACGAAGCGGCTGACGCAAACTTCCGACCGTGAACCTGGATGCTACCGGGTAGATCATGCCGACGCTGACCGCCTCGCAGTTGAACGACCTAGTTCAAACCACTCTCAAGGAACTCGGCGAACTGCGGTTCACCGATATTTCCCCGACGCTCCAGGACTACACGGCCATGAACTCGCTCCTGAAAAAGGACCGAGTGACCCTGGAGTCCGGCTACGGGATTCAGTTCAACCTGAAGGTCGCTCTCGGCGGCTCGGCCCGGAACGTCGGCCTGGCGGCCACCGACACCATCAACATCCCCGACACCATGTCGCAAGGGTCCGCCGATTGGCGGAACTCGACCTGCTACTACGCCTCGATCGGCCAAGAGATGGCGATGAACCGCGAGCCGCGGCGCATCGTGAACCTGATGCAAGAGCGGCGTCTGTCGGCCCTGACCGACATGGCCGAACTCATGGAGAACAACTTCTGGGGGCCGCCCGTGGCCCTGTCCGACGCCACTACCCCCTGGGGCGTCAACACCTGGATCGTCAAGAACTCCACGCAGGGCTTCAACGGCGGCGTCCCCAGCGGCTACACCGTGATCGGCGGCGTCAACCCGACGACCTATCCGAACTGGAACAACTACACGGACCAGTACACGAACGTCTCGGCCGACGACTTCATTCGCAAGGCACGACGCGCGGCCACGTATATGCACTTCAAGCCGCCGGTCTCGGGCATCCCGACCTACAACACCGGCGACGACTACGGCTGGTACACGAACTACGGCGTGGTGGGGCCGCTCGAAGAGAACCTGGACGCCCGCAACGACAACCTCGGCCCCGACGTGGCCAAGAACGACGGCAAGACCCTGTTCCGCCGCGCTCCCGTGCATTGGGTGCCGATCCTGGACCGCGACACGACCAACCCC